CTCCTGCCCGGGGGCCATACCCCATCCCCACCCCCTGCCCGGAGGAACCATGCCCATTCACCGCATCCCTCGCGCCACCATGCACGAGGATCTGCACGCCGTCGAACGAGATGGCGAGCAGGTCGTTTCCGTCGCCGCTGACGGTCCCGAGTTCGTGCTCGTCGGCACCATCACCGTCGGACAGCGCATCGAGTACCGCACGCACGCTGCCCGGGTGGGTGCGGCATGAAGTTCTTGATCCACGCCAACTCGCCCGATTCGCCCACCGGCTACGGCGTGCAGTGTCGACACCTCGTCACCCGTCTCAAGCGAGACGGCCACGACGTCGCCGTCGCCTGCACCTACGGCCACCAGATCGGCGTCAAGCAGTGGCCGACGCCCTACGGCCCGGTCACGCTGTACCCGTCTGGTCGGCTGGAGAACTCGATCGACATCCTGCGAGGCCACGCCGAGCATTTCTTCGAGGGTGACCTGTCGTCGGGCTGGGTCATCCCGCTGACCGACGTGTGGGTGCTCGGTCGGGTGCCGATGGATGACCTGAAGGTGCTTGCCTGGACGCCGGTTGACCACTTCCCCGCACCGCCGGCCGTGGTCAAGTTCTTCCACCGCTCCGGCGCGACCCCGGTGGCGATGTCACGGTTCGGTGAGCAGCAGCTCATCGAAGCCGGGCTCGACCCGCTGTACGCCCCTCTGGCCGTCGACACCGCCGACTACAAGCCCACGACGCACCTTGAGATCAACGGCGAGACGCAGGACGCCCGCACGGTGTTCGGCATCCCGCAAAACGCCTTTGCCGTGCTGATGGTCGCCATGAACAAGGACCCGAAGGACCGCAAGGGCTTTAATGAAGCCTTCCGTGCGTTCGGTGCGTTCTGGAAAGACCACCAGGACGCCGTGCTCGTCGTCCACTCCGACCGGTTCGGCATGGACGGCAGCGGCATCGACCTGATCGAGCTCGCCAAGCACGCAGCCATCCCGGTGCATGCGCTGATCTTCACCGACGCCTACGCCCATCGCATCGGCTTCTCGCCGAAGATGATGGCGGCGCTCTACAGCAGCTGCGACGTCTTGCTCGCTCCGAGCCGGGGCGAGGGGTTCTGCGTGCCGATGATCGAGGCGCAGGCGTGCGGCACACCTGTCATCGCCTCGGAGTTCTCGGCGCAGAGCGAACTGGTCGGCTACGGCTGGTCGGTCACCGGGCAGTTGGAATGGGATGCACCGCAGTCGGCGAGCTACCTGTGCGCATCGACCATCGACGTGTACCACAAGCTCTGCCAGGCGTACGAGGCCGACCTGGCGCAGATCGCCGAACTCAGCATCGGCTTCGCTGCCAAGTACGACGTCGAGAAAGTCTGGGCGTCCTACTGGCAACCGCTGCTCGCCAACCTCGAGCCGCAGCCGCCGGCGGCCGACAAGCCGCCGATGGAGTGGTGCGACGTGATCGTGCCGCTGATGCGTGACGCCAACCGTGACCGGTTCGAGTCGTCGCTGTGGGCAACGGCGCCGGCGACGGTGCGTCTCATTGTCGGCGAGGAAGGCAAGACCTACGCGCAGAACGTCAACGCCTGCGTCCGCAAGTCGTCGGCCGACTGGGTGCTCGTCGTCGGCGACGATTGCGAGTTCACGCCTGGATGGTTCGAGGCTGCGCAGGCGCTCACCGATCGTTTCGACGTGGTCGGCACCAACGACTCCGAGGCTGGCCGCACCCGCAACCCGGCGGTCGCCAACGGATCGCACGCCGATCACTTCCTGATTCGGCGCAGCTACATCGACGACGAAGGCTCCACGCTCGACGGGCCGGGCGTGGTCATCTCCGAGGTCTACCGGCACTGGTACTCCGACAAGGAAGTCATCGAGCTCGCCAAGGCGCGAGGCGTCTACGGCCACGCCCACGACTGCCGGGTGATTCACCACCACCCCGGCTACGACGGCAACGAGTCCGCACGCGAGGCCGACCCGATCTACATGGCCGCAGTCGACGCTAGCGAGGCCGACCGTAAGACCTGGATGAGCCGAGTACCGATCATCGCTGGCTACAAGGCGGGCCGCAAGTGACCCGCCCGAAGGTCATCGACGCCTTCCCGTTCAACAACGAGCACGACATCCTCGAATGCCGACTGGTCGAGCTGTACGACTCGGTCGATGCGTTCGTTGTCGTCGAGGCCACACGGGACCACCAGGATCACGTGAAGCCGCTGTGGTACGCCGAGCACGCCGAACGGTTCGCCCCCTGGGCAGACAAGATCGTCCACGTCGTCGTCGACGAGGGCGAGATGCCGAGCAAGGCGCAGGACAACGACCCCTGGGCACGTGAGCACGCACAGCGCGAGTTCATCGGCCGAGGGCTGGCACGGCTTGACCTGAGCGATCACGACGTCATCTTGCAGTCCGATGTGGACGAGATCCCGAGGGCGCTGCACGCTCGCAACTGCCGCCCGCAGGGGTTCTGGTCGTTCGGCCAGCGAGGGCATTTCTGGGCCGTCGATTGGCTGTACCCGCACCCGTGGTACGGCACCGTCGCCGCCACCGTCGGGCACCTCGCCAAGTTCCCCGAGGCGCGCCGGTTCTCGTACATGCGTGACGTGCGGATGACGGCACTGTGCCCGCCACACCTGCAGGACGCCGGCTGGCACCTGTCTTGGCTCGGCGGGCCGGAAGCAGCGATCCGCAAGGTCGGCAGTTTCTGTCATCCCGAGGTCGAGGATCAGATCCGAGACGGCCTCGAGCGCGACACCTTCTACCGAGACGGCATCCACGTCGACGGCACAAAGATGAAGCCCGTCGACGTCGACGACACCTGGCCGAGATGGATCGTGGAGGGCCACGCCCCGGCGTCGTGGTATCGGCCACGATGAGCGCCGACCCGTTCGGCGAGGAATGGTTCAGCGACGCATCGCAGCGGGCGGTCGCCGACCTGGCGCGCAGCGTCGCCGACGTCCCCGGCCTGATCGTCGAGGTCGGATCGTGGACCGGTCGCTCGACGTGCGCACTGGCAAAAGCGATCAACCCTCGCCCGCTTCATGCCGTCGATACCTGGGCCGGTTCGCCCGGCGAGATCAGCAGCACCCTCGCCGCCGAGCGTGACGTGTTCGCCCAGTGGCAACGCAACGTCGACGAGTTCACCGACGGCAACGTGATCGCTCACCGGGTGGGCTGGCGAGAGTTCTTCGCTGACAAGACTTCGCCGCTGGCGTTCGTGTTCATCGACGCCGAACACACCGAAGTCGAGGTGGCCGACAACATCGCCGCCGTGCTGCCCTGGCTTGCCGAGGGCGGGATCATCTGCGGCGACGACGTCATGCACCCGCCGGTCCGTCAGGGCATCGCCCGGCACCTTCGCCCGGTCGATGTCCAAGTGGAGATCGGCACGTCTGTCTGGTGGTGGAAGCGATGAACCTGCTCGACCTGCAGTACGCCGAGGCGTGCAAGACGCCATCGGACATCTACCTGCACCTTCCTCGGATGGTGCAACTCGTCGAACAACTCGACGCCCAGCATGTGCTTGAGCTCGGTTCCCGGTCGGGCGTGTCGACGATCGCCTGGCTGCACGCACTGCAGCGCACCGGCGGTCGGCTCACATCGGTCGACCTGGACGCAGCACCGGCCATCGGTGAGCACGACAACTGGACCCACATCCAGGGCGACGACACCGACCCAGCACTGGTGGCGGCGCTCAACCCGGCCGACATCGTGTTCATCGACACCAGTCACCTGTACGACCACACGGTGCAGGAGTTGGCGATCTACCGCTGGCTGGTGCGTCCCGGTGGCGTCATCTGTCTGCACGACACCGAGCTACCGACGCCCGAAGGCGCACCGCCTCGGCCGCTGTACCCGGTGAAGAAGGCGGTCGCCGAGTTCATCGCCGAGACCGGTTGGCAGTGGCACAACTTCCCTGACTGCTGGGGGTTCGCCGTGATCCGAGTTCCTGAGGAGTGACATGGCCATCACCAACGGATATTGCACCCTCGTCGAGCTCAAGCCCGAGCTGCGAATCCCGTCGGCCGACACCGACGACGACACCCGGCTTGAGGTCGCCATCGCCGCAGCGTCTCGCCAGATCGACGCCCACTGCGGCCGATTCTTTTGGCGCGAAGCGGGCACGCATACTCGCGAGTTCTACGCCAACGACCATCGACGCTGCGAGGTCGACGACATCTCCACCGTGACGGGGCTGGTCGTCCAGGTCGACGACGATGACGACGGCGTGTTCGAGACGACGCTGACCATCTCGACCGACTTCATCCTGCGGCCGCTGAACGCCGCCGACCGGGTGCCGGTATGGCCGTACGACGAGATCGTGTTGGTCGATGCGATCAACGGCAACTTCCCGATGTCGCAGTCGGGCCGACCGGGCGTGCGCGTCACGGCTCGCTTCGGCTGGCCAGCAGTGCCCGACGACGTCAAGAAGGCGTGCCTGGTGCAGTCGGCCATGTTGTTCAAGTCGGCCGACGCCGTGTTCGGTGTGACCGAGTTCGCCAACGCCGGCGCCGCACTGCGGGTCGGTCGAACGATCAACCCGATCGCAGCGGCGCTTCTCGAGCCGTTCTGCAAGCCGAGGGTCGGCTGATGCCGACGGTGCAAGACGTGCGCTCGGCGCTCGCCGACGCCATCGCCGTGACCGGGCTCCGCTCGGCGCCGATGTGGCAGGACACATTCACCGCCCCCATCGCCATCATCACTCGCCGGGAGTTCGACCCTCGGCTGGTGTTCACGTCGAACAGGGCTGCCTACCAGTTCACCGTCACGATCTACGCCGACCGCACCAATGAGCGCACGGCGCAGGTGCTGCTCGACGACTATTGCGAACTGAGCGGCGCCGGGTCAATCGTGGCAGCGATCCAAGACGACGCCAACTGGTCGAGCGTCGACATCGACTACGTGCAGGTCATCCGCATCGGCGAAGTCACGGCGTCGTCGCAGGGTGAGTCGAACTACCTAGCCGTGCCGCTCGACGTGGAGGTCGTGTTCTAATGGCAATGAAGACCGCTCAAGCCAGCAGGGTCGCCGTCGGGCTGCTCAACGCTTCCGGCTACACGAAGGGATACTCGCTGACGGCGCAGACCGCTGCGCTCGACACGACGGTGCTCACCGACGCCGCTAAGACGTTCATCGTCGGACAGGACGAGTCGTCCGGGTCGCTCGACATGCTGTTCGACACCGTCGGCACCACGGCGCTGCAGTTCGACGCGTTCAAGTCGCAGAAGGCGACCGGGCCGTACCCGCTGACCTTGTGCCCCGATGGTTTCGCTGTCGGCCAGGTCGCCGTCATGGTGAACGCTCACCTCGGCAACTTCACCGGCGCATCGTCGGTGTCGGATCTGGTGACGTGCTCGGCGGCGTTCCAGTCGACCGGCAACTTCGATGTCGGCCTGGTGGTCGAGGACTTCACCGCCATCACCGCCGACACCAGCGGCACCGCACGCGACCAGACGGCCGCCACGGCCAACGGCGGCGTGGCGCACATCCACGTCACGGCGTTCTCTGGCCTGACCAACAACGCCTGCCGCATCGAGCACAGCGTCGACGGTTCGACCGGCTGGGCCACGTTGGTCACTTTCGCCACCTACACCGGCGTCACCTCGGAACGTGTCGAGGTTGCCGATGGAACCACGGTCCGTCGATACCTCCGGGTGGTCGACGACGTGACGGGCACCGGCTCGACCACTCGGTTCGTGTCGTTCGCTCGCCGCTAATCACACCACCCCCATCACCAAGGAGTCCCGATCATGGCTTTCCGTGCAGGTACCACCACCTTCATCGCACTCGACGGCGTCAACGGCGCCGGCACCAACGTCTCACGTTTCGCTGACTCGTTCGACTGGCCGCAGTCGGTCGAGACGCAGGAAGTCAGCGCCTTTGGCACCGCCGCCAAGGCGTTCATCAACGGCCTCACGGACGGCGACACCGTCTCGATCAGCGGCCCCTACGACGCGCCGATGTTCTCGCTGCTGACCGGCGTGAAGGCGGCGCAGTCGGCGGGCTCGTCGACCATGACGATCCTCTGGGGTCCGGGCGGGTCGGTGTCGGGCGAAGCCCGTGTCACCGCTGAGGCGTGGGTGACCAGCGTGTCGCTGTCGTCGTCGGTCGGCGGCCGTGTCGAGTTGTCGGCATCGCTGCAGGTGACCGGCGCCGTCACGAACAACACCTGGTGATGGCCGACACGCTCGACTCGTTCGGGCGCAAGGTCGACGGGTTCATCAGCGAGATCGAAGCCGAGAAGCTGCGCGCCATCGCCACCAAGGTCGGTGTCAAGGCCAAGCAGCTCGCCACCGAGGCGGCGTCTGCGGACCTCGGTGGCGACCCGGCGTTCAGCGGGTGGCGACCGGCGACGAACCACCTGGCTACCCGCTTCGACCATGTCCGGCCGGGCGTCATCTCGTTCCACCCGACCGCACGGTCGGCGGGGCCGTGGACCGTCGCCGAGTTCGGCCGCAACCAGGCCGCCGGGCCTCGCATGGTCGGGCCACGCCTGACCAAGACAGGCAAGGTCTCCAAGGCCCGCCAGCGTCGCTACAACGGCAAGACCGAGGGCAAGAACACGGCCAGCGATGCGCTGGCCAAGATCGAGCCGATGGTGCCGGACGTGGTCGACGCCGAGGTGACGAAGG